GGTCTTTTTTAAAATATTAATACTTGGCTGATGTGGAATTACATGTGTTATGTCATTTTTATCAATACCTGTTCTTTCTAATAGTGATTGTATTGAGGATGGTAATTTAGTTGTACCACTTTTATAAATTTCTTTACCAATCATTGAGAAATAATCATTGTGATGTACAGTAAAGGCTTCTTTACCTGTACCATCAGCGTATAAATCAATTTCACAATAGTTTGTTTCATCTCTTTGAAGAACTACAGCACCCGAACCATCACCAAAGAATACACAATCACGCTTTGACCAATCTGTTAATTTAGAATACGTTTCAGAAGCAACAAGTAATATGTTTTTATATTGACCTATAGATAATAATCCTTTGGCAATTTGTAATCCATAAAGAAATCCTGGACAAACCGCATTGATGTCAACACACGCAGCATTAAATGCTCCAATCTTTTCTTGTAATAAACAAGCCGTTGATGGACTAATTCTATCGGGTGATGATGTTGCCATGATAATAAAGTCAATATCGTTAACAGTTAAGTTCGCATCTTTAATTGCAGACATACTTGATATAACTGCTAAATCAGAACTTAATTGGTTATCTTCACTTACCCTTCTCTCCCTAATACCTAAATTATCTTGAATCCATTGGTCACTTGTTTCAACTAATTTTTCAATCTCTTTATTTGTTAATATTTTTTCAGGTACATATGCACCAATCCCCACAATCTTTACACTCATTATTTTTTATGTTTATAATCTCTAATGTTTTTGTTTGATAAATCTTTTGTTTTAAAATCTCCTTTCCACGATTCTGAAAACATTGGTGAATAGTAAACATCACAATCATCATAATAGTAATGAGTTACTTGTGAGTATCGTGTACTATTTGGGTCCCTAATAATATCACCACCGTGTATTAAATTTGCGGTCCATAAAAGAGCCTGACCTTTCTTACAAATAAGAGGTTTCACTTCTAGTTCTTGAACATCCACCAGTTGTCTAATAAACTCCTCATATTCGGCGTAACTATCAAATTGCTTACCATACTCGGGAACTTTAACTTTAAGGTCGTAGAAGTCAAATATGGGTAGTTTATGGGAACCTGGAACATATACCAATGAACCATTTTGGTCGGTCATATCTTCTAATGCAATCCATACTGCAGTTAACCACCTGTGAGGCATTGAATCAAAGTGAATTAAATCACTATGTAATGGTTGGTTAGAACCATAATTAAATGTAATTGTTTGAAATGGATATGGTTCTCTTTTATAAAATAATCTTAAAGTATCCATAACAATCGGATTTAAAGAAAGTGATTGTAGCATTTCACTATCTTTCCATCCCTCAAATATTCTCTTACCTTTTGAATAGTGATATCCACCAGCTTGAGTAACAACAGTATCTCTATTGTTTAAGTTATCTATTTCCGTTTTAAACGCATCAATTTGTTCATCGGTTAAACCTAAATCTAAAATGATATAACCATCTCTATTTAGTTTAATTGCCAATTCTTTTTGTTCATCAGTTAATTCTTGATGTTTAATTAATTCATTGAAAAATGGAGATTCAACCCAAGGCCAATTCATTTCCTCATGATTCTGTTTAAAATTTCTCATAATATTAAATATTTTTAATTACCGACCTTATAAATAAATTCTAAATCCAAATATTCAGGTTTAAAATTATTTTTGTGACCAACATGTTTTTTATAATTGTCACATAACGGACTATATTTTGGATGATTTTTTAACATTAATCCACATTTAACAAATTTATTAGTAAAATTAATTTCAAATGTTATTAAATTGGGGTACGGTTGATTAATTGACTCTGTACTATTAAAATTAAAAATATCTTCTATTGAATTAACTTTTAAAAATTTTTCTTTACTAGTTAAACCACAACCACCGCCTGAGTGAGTTGGATAAAGATTTTTGTCATGTATTGGTGCTAACGATACAAATCCAATAGATTCGTCACTATCACAAAAATCTATAAAATCCTTTATGTAGTTATCCTTATATATTAAAACATCATCTTCACAAAAAAAGAAATAATCATAATCGTTCATATATTTTTCAACCATATTATAATATGCCCCAAATGAACCATTTTTATTTGGACGTCTTTCGACTATGATTTTACCATTTTTAGTTGGTTTATTATTTTTATTTAAAAGATAAACCAATCCATCCATAATTGGACTTTCATTGAGAACAAAAACAACATCAGTTTCATAACCATTTTCAATATTAATTTCATTTGTAATTGATTCTTTGATAAAACTTAACATATCAGTTGGAGTATTATGCATACCACTTCTTTGACCTAAATAACAACCAATAATCTTAAGACATTTACCCATTATTTATTCTTTATAAAATTTAAATCATTAGAAAATTTAATCACATTATCTTTATTTCTTTCTTTGTGAAATGATAATGGATTACCCAAATAGACTGACCATTCTTTTAGTTCTGATTTTGAGTATACAAAACTTTTAGCACCTATGGTACAACCTTCAGGAAAAGAAACTCCAGGTAGAACCATCACATCCGACGCTATTCCTGAGTAATCTTTAAAAGTTATATCACCTCTAAAAATTTTGTTGTTACCCCAATACTCATTTACTGGACCAAACTCTCCACTATAATCTTCAGAAGCACAGAATAATTTGGAGCCATAACCGATAAAATTCCACTTACCTAAAGTAATTTTATGTTGGTTACCACCACCTAATACCGCATGTGAACATATTTGAGCGTAACTACCAACTTCCAATGCGGTTGTAATTAAACAAAAGGGGTCAATCCTAACGTTATCACCTAAGAAAACATTTTTAGGGTTGGTAAAAACAACATTATGACCAATCACAACATTATTACCACAATATCCTAATTCTTTTTTAATTTCCTCATCCCAACCTAATTTCATATTTTTTCACAAATTATATAGTTCCAACACGCTTTAAAATCGTTTTGGTTATTAAAAATTTTTGTTAGAGCAGATTTTATAATATCAACTCTATCATTAATCTCATCTTCATTTGGTTCAACTCCTGTGATTTTTTTAGAACCACCAATCCAACCAACAATACCTTCGTGATATACTTTCAAGAAATCAAACCATTCATCAACTTTAGCGTCAACATCAATAGTTTTAACTTCTATAATTTTAAAACCATTTTTAATTAACTCATCAGTATAGAAATTAATTGGTCTAATGGGTAAAAAATATTTATCTCTAAGTGTGTTATGTTTATTAATATAGTCAAAATCATCTATTAAATCAATATACTTGACATATTTTGGATTATCTTTTACGATGTTAAAAGATAGTTTAGATATCTCATTTACTGTTTGGTCAATTAATTTAGTTTCTTCACCCATTAATGGATTATAGATATTACCTGAATTAATTAATAATTTACCACCCTTAACCAAAATTTTATTCCAAGATTTAATTGTCTCGTCTATTGTTGGGTAAAGGTGAATTGCATTTGTACAAACAATCCCGTCCAATAATCCTTCATGTTCTTTACCTAATACTTCCGATATTGTTTGTAATCTACCCTCATCTTTAAGATAATTGATAACTCTAAAATAAAATTTATAATGTCTACCGAACTTATCGTGAGATAGCTTCAAATATTTTGGCGAAGAATCCATCATTAAAATTCTCGGACAATCTATAGTTGATTTCAATAACCTTTCACAAAATATACCAGTACCACAAGAATAATCCATAATAAAATCATCCCCATCGAAATATTTTTTAGACAAATCAACCATATAGTTTAAGTTATCATACCAAGTATGGTTTTTAACTTTATCATAACCTAAGGCAAACTCCGTTACGTCAGATTTCAAAAACGAATTATCTACAATTTTATCCATTACCATCCTTTCTTTATACAATCTACAATGTATTTTTTATCCTCCTCACTTAACCACCAACCAATAGGTATTGAAATTACTCTACCAATGGTTTTATCTAAATTTGGTAACAATGAACGATATTCTTTAACACATGTATGAATATCATTTCTTTCATGTACTTGAGAAACTGCAATTCCACACTCCTTCATATATTTCATAAAGTCACCTTTTCTTTCAACAAGTATTGAATAAATCCAAAATGCACTTTCCATATCAGGATTTCTTTCTAGTAATGTTAAACCTGGCACATTTTTTAGTTTCTCATCATAATATTTTGCGTTAGCCTTATGTTTACCAACAATCTCATCTACGTGTTTGAAATTCTCAATACCAACTGCGGCGTTAACATCATTCATATGAAATTTAAATCCCCATTCCTCAATGTCGGCTTCACATCTAAAATCTTTTCTTGGACTATCTCTATCAATACCATACCATCTTAATAATCGAGCTCTTTTGTTTAAGTCTTGGTGAGGTAAAAATAATAAACCACCATCTACAGATGTAATGTGTTTAATTGCTTGTAATGAAAAGGTACAAATGTTACCATGAGTTCCTATTAGTTTACCTTTATACTTACTACCCATTGAATGAGCACAATCCTCAATAACCGCAGGTTTAAATCCATACATACGCATTGACTTTTCTTGAATTTGTCTAAGTCTATCTAAATCATTTGGATACCCACCCCAATGAACTACCATAATAGCCTTAGTTTTTTTGGTGATTTTTCTTTCCAAATCATCCATGTCCATGTTTAATGTATTTGGATCAATGTCAACCCATTTAATTTTAAAATTATTAGCTAGTATCGGCCAATTAGTTGCGGTACAAGTTAATGGAGTTGTTAATACCTCATCACCCTCTTCAATACCTTCCCAAACATTTTCTCTTACACCATAACCGTCAGCCTTTGTAAAAACATTTGGTTTTTTAATTAAATGCAACGCCAAATGTTCAGCAGAAGTTGCGGAGTTTAATGTTGTAATGTATGGGTGTTGAAAATAATCGTTTAGTTGAGTTTCAAATTCATCAACCTTAGCTCCTTGACCAATAAAACCACTGTTTAGTACCTTTCCTACTTCTTCAGCCGCAGTGTCAGCCATAAAAACTTTAAATAAGGGGATTTCTTTTTTCATCTTTTTTAATTTATAATATAATATACGTTATTTTTTCCAAAATTCATAAATTCCTTTAGAAATTTCATAATTTTCCCAAACAAATCTTTCACGATTAGGTTGTTTTTGAGCCCATTTCCACATTTTAACTAAACCATCGTGTAAATAAGTCTCATCTTTGTAATTCAATAAATCTACAGATTTTTGCCAAGTGGGTACAGCATTTTTAACTTCATGTCTTTGTTCCTTATATATTGTTTCACCACCCTTGATTACATTTTTTAAAATCTCATTTGCTTCATTAATTGTATAATGAATGGTACCACCAAGGTTAATAATTTCTTTAGAACAATTATCCTGTTGAGATGTTTTCCACAAAGGTTCCAAACAGTCGTCAACATAACTAAATGCCCTTTTTTGCATACCATCACCAAAAATTGTCATAGGTTCACCATTCATATGTTGATACATCCAAATACCTAATACGTTACGATATTTGTCCCAAATGTTTTGTTTAACACCATAAACATTATGAGGACGTACAATACACCAATCCAACCCATGCTGTTCACCAGCGACCTTAATATCCATTTCACATGCATACTTTGCAATACCATATGGATCTACCGGACAAGGAACCTGAGTTTCATCAAATATGTCACCATTACCATGTCCATAAACCGCCATCGTAGATGTAAAGACTAATCTTTTAACATTATGTACTATACATTCATTGATAATACGAGATGTTGCAACTAAATTGTTTTGATAATTATAACTCCTTATGAATGGAGATAACCCTTCAGCAGCATATGCCGCCATATGATAAACATAATCAAATTGATGTCTTTCAAAACATTCTGAAATATTTCCGTTTACCAAATTCATTTGCCATAATTCAACTTTTGGGTTAACATTTTCAATGTACCCACCACTTAAATCATCAATACCAACTATGTACACATCTGGTTGATTCATAATAATATAGTCTGCAAGTCTTGAACCGATTAAACCGGCAACTCCCGTAATTAAAATTTTCATATTGTATTGTATAGATTGTTTTGTTTTTCTTGACGTTCGATTGTCTTATGATGTTGAATACAATATTCCTCATCTAATGGTAATGATGAAAATTTTTGTCCACCTATAATTCGTTCATGTACTTTACCATACCAACTCATACCTTTACGGAATATTCTTCCTTGAGAATCGGGAAAATTTATCCATCCATTTTCATTAACCCTCCAACCCCATTTATCAACGTGTTCTTGGGTTATACCATTAACGGTATTAATACGAGGAACAAATATTAAATCCACATTAGAATTCATTTCTAATATTTCATGTAAGTTCTTAATCATATATTCACTAATCATTTCATCAGCATCTAACTGATAAATGTAATTACCCTCACAATAACCATTTAATATGTTTTTCCAATCTGCAAAGTTATTATTCCAATCAAAACATCTCCATGTTTGAACATTTGGTTTGATGTTAAATGGAAGTAAGAAATCTAATATTTCAGGATTACCATTTTTATCATCATATAGAACCACAATTTCGTCTTGAGGTCTTTTGTGTTCTAAAATAAATGGAACCAATTTTTTTATTTCTTCTATTTCATTACACACAGTAATGGCAAAACTTATTTTCATAATTATTTTTTAACTATTGGAAACATTAATGAATTTGAACCAAATTTAATAAACTGATAATTAGGTAAATCATCTTCAATATCATGCCACAACAAGGTCATTTTACTATCTCCATTATCTAATTCTTCCTGTAACATATAATAAAGTTTTTCAGGTAGAATTGTTCCTTTGTTAAGTTGATTTTTAAAATGTTTAAAATCTAAGGTCTCCATTTTATTGTTATATTTTTTTTTATTTTCTTCTAATGTTAATTCTTCACACCTCCAACACCACTCATTATTGACTGTGTCCCAAATATGTCTATCACATTTCACGCTACGTTCCCTCCCATATCCAAATAACGTTGTAGGTAATCAGCATTTACATTTCTTTCAACTATTTGATTACCCTCATCGCTCATTAATTCTGTTAGTCTATTAATAATTTCATTATCAATTCCACGAGCAATTTCTCTTGACATTAGTCTTGTTAATTCTTGTTCAACATCCAAACCATAATAATCTCTACCATCAGTTTCAGGCATCCACACAACTGTTGTTCTTCCATTAAGTAACCCGTGAAAAAATTTAAATTTATTACGTCTTAATGATAATAATTGTGTTGACTCCAACTCAAACTGTCTACCTATAAAAAATTTAAAATCCATAGTTATTATTTAGGTCTGGCAAATATCTTAAATTGTTTACCACTTTTAGTGTCAACAAATGTTATGTGTGATTCACTATTATTTTTTAAAACAATCGAGACTTCTGGCGTCAAATCAGTTTCTTTAGATACAGCAAATATTTGCGGTTCATCCTCGTCAAATTGAATAACCCACTCACACGGAACAAAAGTTTTAAGTTCATTTATTTGAATGTCTACTATTGGTTCCTCTTTTACTTTTTTAATTGTTTTTTTAACCTTTACCATATACTTTATTTAATTTAGGTAATATTAAATTTACTTTAGTTGGTACCATTACTTTACTTTGAATTAAGGATGAGAACACTTCTTTCATCTTACTCAATGAAAATTTATTTGAATTTTCAATTCTCAACACTTCTGAACGATTTAAAAATTTATCATATTGTTCTTTAACCAAAATTAAAACCTGAGAAAACTCATCATAATTTGCGGTAAACCATTTTGAACCCTTTAATATAAAATTATCAACCGCACTATCATCAACTTCGGTCAAAGACCCACCAATCATTACCGAACTTTCCATTGATAGAAAATCCTTATGTCCTGACCAATTTGATGCTATCACAGGTTTACCTGTCATTGTGAATTCTAATAAAGGTCTACCAAATCCCTCACCTTTGGTTATTGATACCATTGATTTAATTTTTGGGTGATTATATAAATCATTCATCTCTTTATTTGTTAGGTCACCAAATAACAAATATATTGGGGGTGGATTGTTTATACCTGTTAAAATACTCTTAATTTTTTTTCTAAATGATTCACGTTCAATTACTGAAAATACCGCTGACGATGTTTTCAGAATAAGCGCAGGACATTCAGTTTTATCTTTAAATGTCTCAGCAAATGTTTTAATCAACATACCAACGTCTTTTCTATCTTGACCTATATTTCCTTTTAACCAATGACCTACAAAAAGATATGCGAAATCTTCCTTAATGTCTAATTCAAACGATGGGTTAACAACATTATTATAAATGTTAGTATCAACACCCTCAAATAAAACTTCTATAGGTTTTTCAATTCTATGTTGTTTTACTAATTTATCACTATCTTTTTCTTTTTCATCATAAACCGTTGTTAATAAAACATCTTTAGAAAAATTAGAAGTGGCGATAATTAAATCCATTCTATTACATCCATCAATCCAATCTTTAGGTGCTAACGTGGTTTCAATACCTGCAGTGATTCCAATATTAAACTTACCATAACGTTGAAATTCATTCGGTACGGTTACTTGAACATATATGTCTGGTAAACCATTAAATTCTGATACTGAATTTTCAACTATCCATTTATGAAATTCATTATCTTTTTCAAGAGCATTCATTGGAGTGTTTCCCCATAAACAACTATCAATTTTTATGTCATATATATCCATTTGATACAACGCTTCTAACAAATCTCTTGAATGTGAACCATATCCACTTCTTGATTTAACCGGACCTCTAAATAATAATGTTTGTTTATTCATATTATACTATCTTATATAAATTAAAATTCTTTTTTGGTTTATAATTTTTAAATGTGGTTTCAATGCCATCAATCATACTATCACACATAACTTTAGATGAAACATTTTTAATCGCCCATTCTCTTCCTTTCAATCCACACTCTTTTCTTTTTTCTTTACCCATTTTATACATTTTCATAATGGCATCTGATACATCATAATCATTAACTCTGTCGTCAAAGATGTATGGTGTCATTACTGAACCATTGATGTTACTAGCTGATGACCAAACTGGAATTACCCATTCACCCGAAGGAGTGTCACCAAATCTTTTCTTATCATGTAATGAACCAATTTCGATATAATCATCTGCGGTATAATCAAACCCACATTGGTCTTGTAAACCACCAGTAACATTTACAATGATTGGAGTACCGGCCATAATACTTTCTGCGGTACCTAAACCAAAACCTTCGTTGTTGGCAATATTGATTGTACAATCAACTAAATTGTAGATTTCATTTAATTGACTCTGTTCAATTTTTGTGTTTATAAATGTTACCATATAGTTTGGACAAACGGCATCTTTAACTGCCGGTAAATCTGTACCATTCTCATCAACAGGACTTGTGTGCATTAAAAGTAAACATCTATCAGCTTCACCTTTAGGAAGATTATCACAAAATAATTTAAATGAATAGATAACATCACTTGGTTGTTTTCTTCTTATATTTCTACTGTTATAAAATAAAACAAAATCATATTGTCTATTTTGAAATAAAGTATTTTTAACATCCACAGGTACTTCATCGATTGGTTTAAAAACGTCAGGATTAATACCGTGAGGAACATAACTAATTTGCCAATCTTCTAATGGTTTAAAGGTTAATTCTTTTTTTGATTTACCAACACGATGTACGATACCATATGTTTGTTTAGATATACAACCCAACCAATCACAACTTTCATAAAAATTTCTATTATAAAAAGGGTCAGGTAAATTATCCCATATGTGATAATATAAAATTGGAACTTGTTGTCTTATCTCATGTTCATTTTCATATAACCATTGCCAATAGTGAGGATCTGTAAAATGTAAAATAGCGTCTATCCTTTCTTCTTTTAATAATTTTCTAAGTGTGTGTATATCACCATAACCATTATTAGGTATTATTTTTAAGTCCGCATCTTTAATTCCAGTACGTTTCCTAACATCTTCGTTTATATCAACCACAGAACCAACTTCGGGATGATTAATACCCGAACCTAATTGTAACCAATCGTATTTGTGAAGAGTACCTAAAACAAATTCTTTTGACATGGTGGCGATACCTGAAGTCATTCTTAAATCGTCCGATAACAATAATATTCTCTTTTTCAACATATTAATATTTTGATCCACTCACTGACAAATCAGTGTAATTGTTTATTTTATTTCTGTAGGTTTCATCTTTTATGTATAAATCTAAAGACCTATTTACCAATTTTTGTAAATTGATATTACCATCTATGGCATTAATTTTAAACTTTCTGTAGATGTCTTCTAAGACATGAACACTCGTTAATTTTTTTTCTACATTCATATTCAAGTATATATTTTTATATATATTATAATGGTTAAAAAATATCGTCAATTAAGACGATATTTCATTTAATCGTTTATTAAGACGATATTATTGATTAGGTGTTGAAGGTGCCGTAGGTATCGATGTTGGTGCCGGGGTCATCACTTCAGTTAATCTTATTGTTGCTGGAGCCGGTTGGGCTGAAGCTTCTTGGTTCTTTTTTTTGCATCCACAGCTCATTGTAATTGGTTTTTTATTTAGTTTATTATTTTAAAATTATGTTTATAACAAGTTTTTCTTATTGAACCTTTATGTCCATTATTTAACTTTATTCCTCTTAAACAATTTGATATAGTCATTCTTACATTTCTTGGAGCACCTTTGGCGAACCCCTTATTTAATAAGTATGTTGCCCCATCAATCAAATTCTCAAATACATGTTCTTCATTTGTTTGGATATTTGTTAATGAAAAATTACTAAAATTACCATTTTTAATCATATTATATTTAGATAATTTCATTTTAACCTCATCATTAAATGTGTTTCTTCTAAATTCATTAACCGTAGCCATATTAAAACCATATTCGGAATTATTTGACCGATAATGGGTAATATAAAAATTTTCTTTTTCGATTAAAAGGTTTTCATTACATTCCTCAATAATTTCAAATTTAAAATTTTTTTCACCCGATTTATTGAATGAATTCTGTAAATGGTTATTATCGTGAATATTATTTCTTAACATCCAAAAATGTTTAGATTCTCTTTTTAATAAATTTACGGAACTACCAATATAATTTTTTTCGTCAATTAAATTCTTTATTTTGTAGATTCCGCAGGCCATAGTATTTCTTTTTTTATAAATATTTTGGTTTATTGTTTTTTATTTCTTATACTTTACTAAAGTATACATAAAAAATATTTAAAAACAAATGGAAAAAGACTTCAAACCGATAAAAAGTGTTTATAACACCAATTACGAAGTGATTAAGAACATAATGGATTTACATAAAATCGATTGTTTCGATTTAGATTGTACCTATTCTACTGGGAATTTTTGGAAGGAACTCCCAACACCAAAGTTTAAATCAGA